TTAATGTACTGATTGATCGCTGCTGGGGTTCAGATCAAGCATCCATTGAGCGATTGCTGACTGGCGCCAGGCCACCGAGTTGGGGCCTATTCTAACCTGTTTTGGGAAGGTGCCTTCCCTGATCCGCCGATAAACCGTGTTTCGTCCCAGGCCGGTGGTGTGAAGCACCTCGTCGAGGCGCAGGAAACGATCGATGTTTTGTGTCGCTGCCATGTGTGACTCCTCGCCGTTTCCGGCTTGGTTGTGACTCTATGCCGCGCGTAGCGGCAGAAGTTGGTTATTGGGTGGCTTTGGCGAGGGCTGCGTCGGCGATCATCATCGCGGCCTGGGCTTCGGTGACATAGGCAGGGTCGAAGCCACCACAGAGGTGGATGGTTGCTTGGCAGGCGCGCAGGTTCTCTCGGGTGAGTTTCAGCGCTACAACCAGCTCTTCACACAGCGCCCGTTCTTCTCGGCCTATATCCCAGAAACGTTGGCCCCAGTGCCCCACGGGTGGCGGGTTGCGGTTTCGCACGCCAAACGCCATCGCTCCCACGGCTGAATCAAGTACGTCGCGCTTGTAGGCGTTGTCGCCATCGATGCTCAGGCCGCGTCGGCGAAGGGTTGAAATCACTTCATTGAGGTCCAGGCCCTTGTCCTCCAGGACGATGTCGAGCTCGGGCTTCTCGGGGGTGTAGATGGCCAGGCAGATTTTGGCGCCGGGAGGGAGGCTGGCGCTGATTTTTTCCAATGCATCGCTTGCGGTTTCGTGGAAACGGTTTAGTGCGGACATGCGAATTCCTCGCCCGCCGTTCATCGGCAGACTGGTAGGGGGGAGGGAGTTACTGCTGTTCGGCGACTGCGGCCGCTTGTTTCAGGTCGGCTGTTGCGTTCTGACGCCAGTTGGCCGGATCTTTCATGTAGTGGCCAAACATCCAGTGGATGGTTGCCGCTTGCTCATCTTCTGCTTTTTTCGCGATGGAGTGGCCCAGTCGACGAAGCGCCTGAGCGGGGGTGATGCACTGAAAGCACATCATCCCGAAAATGTAGCGGAGCTCGGCGGTCAGCTCTGGAACTATTGCCGGCGGGGTGGCCAGTTGATCAATCCGCTCATCCGCTGCGTTCAGACGAAGCTGCAGGGCGTCACGCTCGGCGCGGAGTTGGTTGATGTTCTCTTGAGCCTGGTCAACAACCTGTTGCGCTTCGTGCACGTCGATCCAGTTGCCGGTGCGATCCTCCAGCTTTTGAATGCCAGCGTCTGAAGGCTTCAGCAGGAACATGTAGCGCGGCAGGGCATTCAATTTGTCCCAGAACTCCTTGCCCGGACGCGGCGCCAGGACGGTGCTGGATTGGTTTTCTTCTGGCATGGGGCTTCCTCAACGCTTCGACGAGGTAAACTCGAAAGCATCTTTAAATGGAGAAGGCTAGATGGGTAGGGTGCTTGCTTTAATAGGGATCTTTCTTACTGTGCTGTATGCTGTTTTTACTTGGTGGTTAATTGGCGGTCGAATTCAAACTCTTCAATCAATGCCACTTAATGAGGTTGGTGACTTTCTCGCTGGTGCATTTGGGCCTGTGGCTATACTTTGGTTGATACTCGGTTTCTTTCAACAGGGTATTGAGCTTCGTCAGGGTACTGATGCGTTAAGGCTTCAGGCAAAAGAGCTTAGTAATTCTGTAGTTCAACAAAGTGAGCTCGTCGCCGCTCAAAAAGAAAGCCTTAAAAATTACGAAAGATCACTCGAACCACTGTTGCATTTGGAAGTTACTGATGCGGAGTGGACAGGGCATGGCATGAGTGTTGATCTTAGTCTAAGCAATGCAGGGGAGTATTGTGAGTCGGTATGCGTTAACCTTTTCTCTCATTTTGGTAAGGCTATGCAGCAAGGCGTCGATCCATTAATTAACGGGTCTAAACGCTTTGTTCGATTCAGGAATCTCCATGAATGGGAAGACTTTGAGGTCGTTGTTGATTACAAAACAAGAAGCGGTTTGTCAAACTCTCAAAAATTTACCGCTACTCATTACGCAGAAGGCAGCTCCCACTCTTATGAGGTTCAAAAACACGCATTTTTGAGTTGAGTTATTTTCTGGTAATTGGATGTTCTATGCGGCCAGTCGCTGATAAAGCTCAATAATGTCGGCGGCGTTGGCGCTGACCAATGCCTCGGCCTCATCCGGACAAACGCTATTGCCGATCAGGCGGACCTGGTCCGTTTTGTTGATGTTCCGCCATTCTTCGGCACCGGTGACCGGATCGACAAACAACCCGCGATCGATGATGTAGTCCTTGTCGAAGCCTTGCGCGGCCTTCAGCTCTGGCGGCTGGAGCATGCGCAGGGTGATATCCACCAGCACATAGCCGCCGACCATGACCATTTCGGCCGGGTCCTTGAAGTGCTCCGGCAGATGTTCGTGCATGAAAGCGGCACAGCGGCGAGCACCTTCCAACTGTTCGGGCGTCAGCGTGTCCGGCACCTGCACCACTTCGACCAGTGCAACGCGGTCCTTCGTTGGCAGGGTGTGCATCGGCTCTGTGAGCGATATGCCGTCCTTCTCGTTGCCGTAGTACTTCACCAGATAGGCATTCACCAATCGCTGGTTGGCGCCTGATTGGCAGATAGTCGAGATCGGATCGTAGGCCGAACGGCCGTCGCCTTTGTAATACCCGCCATTTGCCTGTTCGAAGAACGCAGCGACGACACCGTGTCGCGCGGCGCCGGCCAGAACGGTTTGTGTTGGCTCGTCCGGCGAGCTGCCGACGGCGTTCTGCCCGAAGGCAGTCATGTGTGCGGCAACCATCGCGAAGTGGCCGCCTTTGACCTGGGCGACCTGCGTGCGCAGTGGCTCTTGCGCGTCGAAGTTGCGTTGAGAGGAGCCGTTGGCGCACTCGGTGAGGAACGGCGCTGCCACTGGTTGCACCAATGCGTGATGCGTACCACCGGCGCTGATGGTCGATAGCGCCTCGTCGACGCCGTGGGTGCTGGTATGCGCTTGCGATGTTCCGCGCATTGGCACGATGAATGGCTTCGCGCTGGTCAGCACGTGCCGCCAGCAACCCTTGGCCACGCGGCGCATGGTGTTCACTGCCATCGGCTTGTCACGGAAGATCGTGCGACCCAGGTTGCTCCAGTCGATGCACTCTGCGGCGGTTCGCCAAGGCACCTGCTTTGCTGTTGGAGCCTTGTGGCGTTTTGGTGCTGGCCAGACAATCGGCTTTCCGTCGCTGCGGGCCACCAGGTACAGACGCTTGCGGATGGTCGGGGTGCCGGCGTTGGCCGCGATGCGCTCGCGCCATTCGACGTTATAGCCGAGGCCGCGCACTAGCGCTTCCATCGGAACAAAGTCGCCAATCGATTCAAGAACCTCGGGCATGTCCGGGTGATCCGCTGCCAGCCCGGTGCTGAGCGCGGCAATGAAGGATTTGAAGGTGCGCCCGCGCTCGGCTTTGATCGGTTGGCCGTCTTCATCGATCGGGCCCCAGTCGCAGAATTCTTCTACATTCTCCAGGAACATCAGGCGCGGCCGAGTGGCGTGCGCCCAGCGAACCACGACCCAGGCCAGCCCGCGTACTCCGCGGTCACGCGGTGCACCGCCCTTGGCCTTGCTGTGGTGGCGGCAGTCCGGCGAGGCCCAGAGAATACCGACCGGCTGACCACCAGTGGCGTGTACCGGATCGACCTCGAACACGTCCGCGACATAGTGGGCAGTCAGCGGGTGGTTGGCGCGGTGAACGGCCAGGGCAATCGGGTTGTGGTTTACCGCTACGTCTGGCTCCCGGTATGCCCGGGCGATGCCGGTACTCGCGCCGCCACCGCCGGCGAACAGATCCACCACCAGTTCTTTCTGAAAGGGCAGGCCCATGCTTGGCTGACCATGGATGAACTGGGGGTTCTTCTGTTGTGCGGACATGGGGAGACCTCGCGCTTTAGCGTGTTATCTGTTAGAAAAGAGGAAAATGGCACTGATTCGGAAGGGACTATGGAACGATACCCAGATATTGTTGAGCTACTTGAAGAAGTTCAAGGCGATATAGAAGTGATTTCTGCTTCATATGAAAAAGCGAGAAATGACGAGGATCAGGCTAAAATTTTAAGGCCAAAAATAAAGTCTTGTTTTGAGCATTTAAGAAGTGCACTTGAATACTCTGCTCAAGATATTTGGCGTTCCTATACCAAGAAGCAGACCTCTGTCTATTTCCCTTATGGTAAGACGGAGGAAGACTTTAATAGAAGTTTAGGTAAAAACTTACCAGCGCTTAAGGAGCAAGCGCCAAATTTGTTTGAGTTGGTTGAAGCTTTGCAGCCACATAAGTGTGGTAGTGAATGGTTGTATGAGTTATGCAGGCATACGAATTTCAATAAGCATGACCGCTTAAGTCCTCAGAAGAGAGAAAACTCCTCTAACTCAAATACTTCTTTGGGCTGTATTGTAAAAAATTATGGTAATGCAACTTCTTCATTTACAGATTGTTCCTATAATGGACTCCCGATGGCAATTGGCGGAACGCTGGAGGTTTCAGCAAATCGTCGAGTTTCGGAAATTAAGAAAGATTTATTTGTGCCTATCCCAGTTTTGCGAGAGTTTGATTGGGTCGAGTTTAAAATCGATGGGTCTCTATTCGATATATTGGCGCTTATAAAAACGTCACATTCCGAAATTTCAAAGTTCACTAAAGAGCTAAACGATACTTTAAAATGAGTTGTCTTTTTTTCGGATCAATCTGTGAGAGAGGATCAGGCCGGTCACCCGGCCTGAGTCGCTTACTTCGGATCAAAAGCACCCAAAGATAGTGCGGCAGCATCACCAACCTTTTGCTGGAGTACCGTCTTGAATTCCTGCGCGATGTCTTCGCGCTGTACCTCTTCCCCGACCCAACGCAGCTTCAGTGCCGGCTGGGCGCCGCTAGTGATAACCGAGATCCGCAAGTTGATCTGCTGCTCTGTCAGCCCTTCGAACGGGATGGTGCTGAAAAGCAGGGCCGCTGGCAGCGTTTCTTTGCTGCGAGCCTCGATCTGATCCATGGCACTGCGGCTGGCGCTGGTGTCGCCAACGGTGGTTTCGGATTCGCTGGTCGCTTTGACCGTGATCGTGCGCACGGCGGCAATGGCTCGGGCAACAGGAATCGCTTCGCCTTCGTCATTCACTGGCGTCAGGTACTGGTGCCAGTCCTCGATCCAATCGCTCAGATCTTTCTGTGTCATGGCTCGGCCGCCGATGCTTTGAGCGGCCTTATAGCCTGCCGATGCCTTCAGTTTCAAAACAGCGCGGTCATCTGCGTGCCCTGGCAGTGCATCGGTGCCAAGGTTGAACAGCAGGGTGCAGGTCATTTCGTCTTGGTCGATGAAGCCCTTGGCGGTTGGGATTGCCCGGGCGGCGACGTACGCGCTGAAGTCGGCCAGCGAGTGGGTGGAATAGATGCCACGGAAACGGCTGCGGCCTGCTTGCCATTTCTCCAGAGTGACCACTTGGCAACCCTCGGGCAGGACAACGGTCGGCGTTTGAGTGGCCAGCACCTTACCGCTGGCTTCGAGCGCGGTGTCGGTGATGAGCTGGATTGCTTCTTTGGTCAGAGACATTGTTCAGTTCCTTGATGGTCGGGCGGTTAGGTGCGGGGAGTGATAGGCGCTTGTTCGCGGCTGAAGAGTTGATCGTGCTTCTCCGCGAAGAGGGTGATCTTGCCGCCGGTGCCGACGTGCATCGGGGTGTCCAGGCTGGTGTTCTCGCTGCGGGTGCCACGCTTGGTCGGCACCTTGTAGTCGAGCTTGTGCTTGATCTTCACCTGGCTCGATTCGCCGATCTGGCTGAAGTCCAGGGTGATCACCAACTTGCCGGTCTTGCCGTGGTCAACGACCCCAGCAGCTACTTCGGAAAGGGCATGGCCGATTTGGCTGGCGAAGGCGCCGCCGTTGAGCTCTTCGAGGAACTCTGCGGTATCGGTAGGAGTGGGCATAGCTGTTGCTCCGGGATGGCCAATAGGCCGCTGGGTGGAAGGTTGAATTGCGACTGGCGAAGGCGCTGGCGCACCTGGTTGCTGATTCGTCTCACGGCGGCCCCGGGAACTTGATGTTGTTCTCGCGGGCGATGAGCCTGGCGCGCTTGGCTTCCATACCCATCTCTTTCGCTGCCTCGATGACGGTCTTGCCGGCGTCGGCCAGTTCCTTCAGCCGCGGCGCTTGCTTGTTGCGCTCGATCCGCAACTTGTTGCTATGGGATGTGCCGAACATGGCCTCCTTTTCGCCGCTGACGCCGGCGGCGATCTCCTGCACCTTCTTGCCGGCGCCGAAGTAGTGATCCAGCTGCTGGTTCAGGTTCGCGATGATCGAGTCGCGCGGGTGGGGCATTGGTGCTCCGATCATTGGGCAGCTCCCGACTGGCGCTTGGCCTTTTCCTCAAACTGGATGGCGTAGTCGACGGCGGCCGCGTATTCGAAGCGAAACCCGCAGATCTTGCCGGTGACCAGGTCAACGATGTGGTACGCCTTCGTCCCGACGGTCTTAACCTGGAAGCGAACCTTCTGCGCAGGTGATGCCTGGCCGATCAGGGCGTAGAACGCGGCGGTGGCGATGCTCGCACGAGCACGCAGGGCGGCAACCCCGTCGACTCGCTGTTGAATGGATGGATGCATGGCGATTCCTTGGTGGGGTTGCGTGTATTCGTCAGCACTCTGTTCGCCTGCTGGTTGCCGTTGGGCGCAGGGGAGAGTGCTGGCGGATAAAGGCAGGCGAAAAAAAGCCCGATCGGAACCGGGCTTTTGTTTGCGTCACGAAGACCTCCCTACGTGTCGCAGGTGCCGCCATTGGGCGGGCTTCGATATCTGTCGGTTACATGGCTGCCAATCCTCCGTGCTGGGTTGGTGGAAATGCGGGGGGCCGCGTTGCGCGGTGCAGAATCATCCGCATCGGAGATCGCTCGAATCTGGCTGGCGAGTAAACCGTCTTCGCCGCGACAAAATCCGCTCTGGCTCGGGTAAAGGTGGCCACCTTGCTATCTCGGGGCAGTCAGCCGAGCGATCTCCGATGCGGCCTGGTGCTGGGGAGTACCAGGTGCTCGGGCAGTTATCGTCAGGCTGACGTGGCGCTGGTTGTTCAGTCGTAAAGTCCGTAGCAGAAGTCGTGCTCGTCGCAATCGATCACCAACTGGGCGCCACCGAAGTACAGTGCAGCGGTGAGCTTTTCCCACCGCTTGTAGATCATGAAGTTGCGACCTATCGGTTTACCTTCCAACTTCGCGCTATAGGCTTCGCCGAAGTCATAGCCCTGTTCGTTTTGACCGCGGATGCTGACGCTGATCCGGTTTGCCAGCTCCCACTCACTACGCTTGCGGTCAGAAGAGTACCGGGCCGCGGAAGTGCGCTCTTCTGGTTGGGGGTCAAAGCAGATGTGTATGTGCTTGGTGATGCTGCTGTAGCTGTTTTCATCCTCGCGAATAGTGATGTGCGGTCGTTCCCACTGTTCATCGGTGGCGCGTTCTTTGTGCTCTTCGACGAATGCATTCAGCAAGTCGCTGAGGTTTACGAACGCTGGCACGATGTCGTCTTTCAGGGCCTCGTCAATCGCGGCTTGGGACCGGCGCAGCATTTCGCCAGTCACGCCCGATGATTCCCACTGGGCCTTCATTGCGGTCGCAATGAGGTCGTTGTAGCGGGACAGCTCGAAAAGGTTTTCGACGTTCGACGGGAGCGCCTGCTTGATGGCTTCCTTCACCAACTTGCCCATATCGCTGTACGAGCTGAAAGCATCTTTGATGATGTCCGTGAACATCTTTTCCACGTTCGCAGAGATGATTTCTGCTGGGCGCTCACTCGCGGAAAAGCGAGCGATATGGTCGTGCATCAGGGCTTGAATCGTTTGTTCGCTCATTTGGTGCTCCGTGCTTGATCGGTTGTCATCCCGCTGCCCACTCAGTGAATGGGCAGAAGTGATGCTTACTCAGCCTGGAGCGTTTCGATTGCCTGCCGGTAGTCGGCAGCGATCGTCCTGCTGTTTGCCGCGTCGTCGTACCGTCCTTCTTTTTCCTGAATGACCGCGTTGCGCTCGTAGTTGGTGGCGCTGCTTTCGAGCAGGGAAACTGCAGATGTGTGCTTCATGGTTTGTTACCTCGGTTGTCATCCCAAGCAGCCCTCGGTGAAAGGCTGCTCAGTGATGCTTTCCGTCCTATTGCCGCTGGAGGAGCGGGGCGCATTGCATGCCGGGTCACTCACACGGTTAAGGCGTTTCACCCTCGAGCAGCCGTCCAGGTTGTTCCTGTCGTAGGCAGGCTTTCGGGCCTGTCTGCTCGCCGGTCGCCGGTAGAGGCAATGCGGTCTGTTGTTTGTTGCGCTGACTGTTAAAGAGCTTCGCGGCTTTCGCTGCTGGCCGTTGTCGTCTGGCTTGAGGTGATTTAAGCAAGCTGAAATTAAAGAGTCAAGTATGCTGAATAAAATAATTCAGCAATCTGAAATCGACACGCAACAAAAAGCCCGCTTACGGCGGGCTTGGTTCATGCTTCGCAATATTCTCGCCATCCAATCTTTACGGAGCCATCTCCTAAAGCTTCAACCATTACGCCAGCCGTTTCGCTGATCTCGTCAATAAGTCGCTGCCAGTCTTCTGCGCTCTCATGCTCAAGCCTCGACACCGTCACCGCCTGTACCTTCTGAACACCTGGCGCGGCAATTAGCGCCTGAAGTCGCCGACCCGCCTGTTCGTAGGACGTTGATGTTTTGGGTGTAGACATCGAGAAACGCAGCATGAGGTTTTCCTTACCGTAACTGTACGTACATACAGTATTGTTTCGGAATTATTTTGACAAGAGTACATTTGTACTCCTTGTCGTGCGGACAACAAAAAGCCCGCTCATTGGCGGGCTGGAATTGAATGGGAAGGGGATAGGTTGGAATCTACCTGGGCAGCTAGAGCTTCTGTAGAGCCCTAACTACAACTCCGACTATTCGGCAGTTTTCAGCGCACATTTCAGTGGGATAGGCCGGATTTAAAGGCTTCAAGAACCTCCGGCCACCATCTTCTACCAGCTTTTTAAATGTGGCGTGGTCACTATCAGCAAGCTTTGCCACCACCAGTTTTCCGGATTGAGCATCGGCCTCGGTGTCGACCAGAATCAACGTACCTTCGGTAATGCTCGTCCCTACAGGCGATGTCATCGAGTCTCCTTTGACCTCGAGCCAGAATGCCGGACCCTTTGAGTTGTAGTCCGAGAGCTCGTACCGGTCGGAGAAACCAGGTGGAAATGGCTCTACTGCTTCCGCCCAGGCTCCGGCAGCCACCCAGCTTATTACTGGGTACCGAAAAGACTCTACGGGTTGGCGCGTGTCCGCAACGTTTAGATCGGACAGCTCTCTCTCTTCGCCTTCCCCGATGGCGAGCCATTCCGCTCGGAATCCGGTTGCTTTGGCCAACGCATACAGATTTTCTGGACGCAAACTTTTGCTTTCGCCCGAAATCCACTGTGTCACGGCAGAGTTCGCGACCCCGCAGAGGGATGCGATTTCGCCTTTCTTTTTCCCGCTGAGCGCGATGGCCCGGGCAATACGTTCGTGTCTGTCCATGACGCCAATATTAAGTTAGCTGAATTTAAGTATGCAGAGTGCTGAAATCCTCGTTGACTCCATAACTTCAGCATGCTGAAATTAAGGCACGCTCGAATGAGGATGCGCAATGAATACGCGTGAGGTCGCCGAACACTTCGGCAGCAAGAAAAAGTTGGCAATGGCGTTAGGTATTCATCCAAGCGCCGTGACGATGTGGGGGGAAACGATCCCTGAGTCTCGTCAGTACCAAATTCAGGTTCTTTCGAAAGGGAAGTTCAAAGCCGATCGAAAGATTACCGCCGCTTAACGTCCCTGTTCTCCGATCCATGAGATGAATTTTTACCCGCCTGCTGGCAAGTCGCCACTGAAACAAGAACGAGGTTTTACGAATGGACGAATTCCTGCGGGCTTGCCAAAGCGCAGTCCTGGACAACGAGGCGAAGGTGCTTGCCGGCCAGATGGGTGTTCCGCACGTGAGCCTGCTGCAGCGTGCGAACCCGGATAACGACGCCCACCACCTCACCATCGAGCATCTGTTCGGGATTCTGCTGCATACCGGCGATATGCGACCGCTCGCTGCCTTGGCTGATCAGTTCGGTTTCGACCTGGTGAAAAAGGAAGCCCCGGCCCCGAAGACGCTCACTGCTTCGATGATGAACGTTGGCAAAGAAATCGCTGACCTGACCATAGCGGTGCACTCGGCTCTCGACGACGGGCACGTCAGCCAGATCGAGAAGCAGGGTATCCGCAAAGAAATCGAGCATGTCCGGAACGAGCTGAACGTGATGGAGCAGTCAGTGAAGGTCGCTTGAGAAGTTGGGCTACGACGAAAACGAATCTGCATCGGCGGGGGCCGGTGAGCAATGAATGCGTAGTTGGCACTTAAGCCGATCGCACCAGGAAGACGATTAGGGGAAAGGAAATGGACGGCAAGACATCAGGACGTGTGGGGACATTGAACGCTGAGAGCGGTAGCTCAGTCGGCGGGATTGGTCACGTCTGCGAGAAAGCGAACGCCTGAATTTCAGGCAAAAAAAAGCCGGGTCGCACCCCGGCTTCTTCAACAACTTGTACAACAATGCGGGGCCATTATGAGCATGAACACTGTTCCAGGCAACACCGGTCGTGCTCCGACACGATCTGCGAAATCTCCAAGGGTGTCGCAACACCTCATAGGCCACCAATCCGCCGCGATGCGCGCCGCTCTGATGGTGCGTAGCCAATATTCGCGCGAGTCCAAATCTCACTTCAGCCGAGAATGCCTTGATCACCTCAAGGCATCGCTGGTTCCTGTCCAGGATGTTTCCGCATGAGCACCGTCATCATGAGCGCGTGCTGGCCTCTGCACGGCATGAGCCCAGCTCAGAAGGCCGTTCTAATTTCCTTGGCCGATAATGCCAATGACGAAGGTGTTTGCTGGCCTTCCGTTGCCACTATTGGTGTGCGCACTTGCCTGTCTGAACGCGCCGTTCGTAATGCACTGCGTTGGCTGGAAGAGGCCGGCATATTGTCGAGCAATCAGCGTTTTGGCCGCTCGACCTGGTATTCCATTACCCCGGCACGATATGCCCCCGGCAGTAAATGCCCCCCGGCACCAGATGCCCCATCACCCCGGCAGGATATGCCGGTCACCCCGGCACCAGATGCCCCCAGAACCGTAAAGGAACCGTCAATTGAACCGTCACCTGATGGGAATCGCGTTCCGCGCTCCCCGTCTTGCCCGGTTCAGGACATCGTAGATTTGTTCAACCGACTGCTCACGCCAGTGCTGCCTACGGTCGTTCTCGTATCCGAAGCCCGCAAAAAGCAAATCCGTTCGCGCTGGAACCAGAGCGAGGTTCACCAGAACCTCGAGTTCTGGACCGAGTACTTCGCCACTGTCGCCCAGTCCGATTTCCTGATGGGGCGTGCCTCGGGTAAAAACGGCGGCGCACCATTCCGGGCCAGCTTCGACTGGCTGATCGCCCCGAGCAACTTCGTCAAGGTTGTGGAGGGCAATTACAATGCGTGATCCTCACAGCATCGAAGCCGAACACGGTCTGCTGGGCGCGATGATGCAGCGTCCTGAGCTGATCGACTCCCTGAGCGACGACCTTTCCGCCGAATCGTTTTACTTTCCCGAGAACGCCGAGGTGTACCGGGGAATCATGGCGGTTCGATCGGCTGGCAAGGCCGTCGACTTCCTCACGGTGGGCAATCACGTCGGCACTCTGCTCGATGGAACCCCCGCGTTCGCCTACTGCGCCGAAATCGTTAACGGCACTCCCAGCGTTGCCAACGCCAAGACCTACGCGGCAATCGTCCGAGAGCGGGCGGTCGAGCGCTCCCTGTTTGACCTGGGCAGCCAGGCCATGGACATCGCGCACAGTGATCAGGATTTGCAGGCGAAAATCGCCGCCGTCCAGGCGGCGGCCATGGCCATTGACTGTGGTTCGGGTGATGACGACATCGTGAAGGTGGGGGACGTGCTGGACGACCAACTGGAAGTTTGGCAAGAGCGCCATGACCGTCATGTCCGCGGTGAAACACTGATCGGCCTGTCGACCGGCCTGAAGGACTTGGACGAAAAGCTGGGCGGCCTGCAGCCGGATCACCTGTACATCGTTGCGGGCCGTCCCGCCATGGGCAAGACCACGCTCGCCATGGGGTTCGTTGTCGAGGCGGCGGTGCGTCAGAGCAAGTCTGCGCTCGTCATCAGCCTGGAGATGAACAAAGGGCAACTGCTGGACCGGGCGGTGGCGTCCGAGGGGCGCATTCCGCTCACGCTGGTGAAGAACGGTACGGCATGCCAGAGCCACGGGGCTGAACTCTGCACTGCCGCCGGCGTGCTTCGTCGCGCACCGCTGTACATCGCTGACCGCGCCGGCTCGTCGATTGGTCGCATCCGCTCGCTGGCCCGCCGTCACAAGCTGCGTTACGGCCTGGACCTGCTGATGATCGACTACCTGCAATTGCTGGAGGGCGAGGGCGGCAACCGCACCGAAGAGGTCAGCAGTATCAGCCGTGGTTGCAAGCTGCTCGCCAAGGAGCTGGGCATTCCCGTCGTGCTGCTGAGTCAGCTTTCCCGCAAATGCGAAGAACGCCCGAACAAGCGACCAATCCCCTCGGATCTGAGGGAATCGGGGGCCATCGAGCAGGACGCCGACGTGATCCTGTTCGTGTACCGCGACGAGGTCTATCACGAAAACACCGACGCCAAAGGTATTGCCGAAATCATCATCGGCAAGGGTCGCGACATCGAGATGGGCACTGTCCGCACGGCCTTCCTTGGCCAATTCAACCGATTCGAAAACCTTGCCGCCGGGTGGAAGCCAGAGCCGGTCGAGAAACCGGAGAAGGTCACCAGCCTGGCCAGCCGATACCGCCAAAAGGAAAAATTCTGATGGGTACCCAACGACTCGCCGTCCCCGTTCCGTCCAACTACCGCTTCGCAGTGTTTTGCTGCTCTTACAAAATGGAGCTGGGCAGTACACCCGACCACGCCTTGGCGCTGTTCGCTGACGAGGCCATGGCCAATCGGTATGGCGCATTGATGTGGCCGACAACGTTCGAAGTGGTGGACCGTTTCGCCAAGCCGGAGACGACCGATTGAGCACTCTGATCAAGACCTTGACCGTGAAGCTGTCGGACGCCGAAATTCAGCGCAATGCCAAGCTTGAGCATGTGCGCGACCTGCGGGACGCCAGTCACCCCGCGCTGCACTTTCGTTACGCGAAGAATCGCGCGCGCGGCTCCTGGTACCTGCTAAGCAAGCGCCAGTGGCACCGCATCGGCGGCTTTCCGGAACTGAGTACCAAGCAGGTGGTGACGGCGTTGCCGGCGGTGCGTTTGCGTGTGGCGGCCGATGGCGCAGCCAGCGTTTCGGGTTGGGTCACCGTCGGCGAGCTACTGGACTGGTTTGCCGATCGCATGGCGCGCTCGCGTGCGCTCTCCGACAAACGCCGGTCAGCTGGCAAGTCCGCCATCAGTTGCCAGCTCAAGCCGCGCCTGGATGATTTGCTGCTTCGCGACGTCAATGCCCAGAACCTGGACAAGCTGCTGATGTGGCCGGCTCAGGAAGAATTGTCGCTGTCGTACGTCCAGCAGCTGTACCGCCTGCTCGCGGTGGCCTTTCGTCAGGCCCGCAAGCTGGACCTGATCCCCGTCAACCCGATGGCCGAGCTCAAGTTCATCCACTTCACGACGGCCCGCATCTTGCCCAAGCCTGCCCGCCTGCGCGATGTCCAGTTGCCCGAGCTGGTGGCGCAACTGGCCGAGCGTTTCGAGCGTGCGCCGGCTGACGCCATGCTGGCCCTGATGATGCTCTGCCACGGTACTCGCATCGGCGAAACCCGCCAGTCTCGCTGGGCCGACATTGCGCTGGCTGAGCGTGAGTGGTTCCTGCCGGCCGACCACACGAAGAGCAAGACCGAGCTGCGGGTGCCACTGACCGACCAGGTGTGCGCGTTGCTGCGCCGCTACCGTGATCGACAGACCGGCCAAGGGTACGAGGGGCCATTCCTGTTCCCGTCTCGCCGGGGGAAGCCGCTGAGCGATAACCAGGCCAGTGCCGTGTTCACCCGATTGGGGCAGGGCGCCTGGACCAGTCACGACTTGCGCAAGGTAGCGCGTACCGCCTGGACGGATCTCGGCGTCGACGGCCACATCGGCGAGATGCTGCTGAACCACTCGCTCGGCAAGATCGCTTCGACCTACATCAACACCCAGGCCAAGGAGCAGCGGCGGCTCGCTCTGGTGAAGTGGCACAACTGGTTAGATGAGCGCGGCTTCAAGGCGATTCACGAGCAGACAGGCGTTAGATATGAAGATTCGCAAAACATCGTAGACGCCTTGAACGGCGCGGCCTGCGAGTCGATTCCGCAATTTGTTAAGGGCGAGGTTTAAAAATGATGAGCAAGAGCCATGGCCCAGCCCTACGTCGCACGCTGATCCCGCTGGAACACTGCAAGTCTTGCAAGGGGCAGGCGGTGATCACCGGCCTGTTCCACCACTTGGACTGCATCGACTGTCACGCCTCGGGCTGGGTGCGGGCTGACGGTGGTGAGCCGCTTTCGCTGCAGGACTTGGTTACTCAGCTCAGCTTCAACCTGAACGCCGCTTACGCCGCTGGGTTGGCCGGTTCGAGCGAAAAGGAGCCGGTCGGCCTTCTCAATTACTACAGCCAGAACAACCGCCGCGGTGCCGGCGGATCGAACTTTACCGGCGACTGATCGCGGGTCTTTATTTTTGTTGGGGGAGAGTCACTATGAAACTGATCGGAGCACGTCAAGCCTGGACCGACTCGCAGCATGAGTCGAACGCCTCAATATCCGCCGTGGCCATTGACTCGGCAAAGTCCGCCACCATCGCCAGAAGGGCGAGAGCTCGGCAACACGAAGTGGTCTTTGCAGCGATGGGCGAGGACAAGGAAGAACGTATCAAGGTCGCCCGCCAGAAAATCAGCATCAGCGAAACTCGTCGTACACCGATCGGCCGATCCACGGCCCGCGCCGCGCACCTGGCCATGATGGGCAAGATTCAGCGCGCCATTGGCACGTTGCCTTTTCAGGTTCAGCAGTTCGGGCACTTCCTTTACCACCCTTGCCTGACCATGCAGCACGTAATGAACGCTGTGCTGCTGATCACTGCCAAAGCGCAGCTACCCGACCTAACCTCGGCCAAGCGCGTGAAGGCGCAGTACCTGGTGACGTTGGCATTGCAGTCCTATAAAGCCGAGGTCACGGGGGCTGCGGAGTGGGGGCCAGCCCGAGTGGCCGCAGAAATGAACGCGTTCTTCGGCGTATCGATTGAGCCGAAGCACTGGAATCGCGATTGGCTGGACTTGTGGGAATCGCTGAAAGCAGTAATTAAGGAAGTGGATATTGAGGCGCAATCCCCTGTTTGGCAGTTGATTCACTCGGAAAAAGAGGAATCGGCAGCGTAATGTGTTGACATGGTGGGGAATTGAAGTTAATTTTCCCATAGTGCGCAACTTACCTCCAACGCACACCACTTCCAGAACCCGGCCATTGAGCCGGGTTTTTCGTTTTCGGCTCCACCACACCCATCGCTCCGAGCTGGGAGTGCTGATGGAGCCGGATCTATCGCTCCCCGAAAGGGAGGAACCCGAGATGCCGAACATGCCCGACAAACCAGATACTTGGCTGCTTGTGCTCGCCTGGCTGAGTCAGCACTCGCCGACGATCTACGCTGGTGGGCTGTCCTTCGTAGTGGGCGCTTTGCGGATCATCTACGGCGGCGGCACCCGGCGGCAGGCGCTTTTGGAGGCCAGCCTCTGCACCTTGATCACCATTGGCCTGATCCCGCTGCTCGAGTATTTCGGTCTACCCCAGAACTTCGCTACCGCAGCCGGTGTGTTCATCGGCTTCCTCGGTGTGAAGAAGATCGCTGACCTGGCTGATCGGTTCGCTGACTTCAAGCTACCTCGGCGGGCTGAGTGATGGTCAGGCTGAAGACACTGGGCTCAAGGGTGAAGGAGGGTGCAGGCTCTCGGCTGAAGGTCATCACCCCAGGCAGTTGGAGAAGTGACAAGACCAGCAGTCAACGTGGGTATGGCTACAAATGGCAGAAGGCACGAGAGCGGTACCTGCTTGATCATCCGCTCTGTTTGTACTGCGCGCGCCAAGGCCTGACCGCTGCGGCCAGCGTTGTCGATCACAAGGTCCCGCATCGTGGTGATCAGGAGCTGTTCTGGAATGAGGCCAACTGGCAGTCGCTCTGCAAGCCTTGCCATGACTCGGTCAAGCAGGCCGAGGAGGCCGCTGGGCTCGTGGGTTGACCGTTTGCACCGTCTTGGTGCGATTTCCGGCCTCTGACCCGGGGGGGGGTAAAAATCTGGCCCCGACCGGGGACTAGACCGCCCTCGACCCCACGCACACATTTTTTCCCAATTTACGGAAAAGTTAACCATGGCTTTAACCGACAAAAAGCGACGGTTTGCTGACGCTTTGCAGTCGGGAGCCTCAAAAAGAGAAGCGGCAATTGCCGCCGGATATTCCGAGAAAACCGCGTCGCAGGCGGGTTCCAAGCTGGCGAAGGACCCCGATGTCATCGCCGCGATTGCTCGCAAGACAAGAGTGAAGAACGCTACTCCGGCAGAAGTTAAAGCTGCGGGGAAAGTTAACTCGTCAGCGGAAGCTGCGGCACCCGAGGATGGCTTGGTCTTCGCCGAGTTCGGCGACCCCCGGGACTTCCTGGTGGCGGTCATGAATGAGCAGTCCGCCGAGCCAAGGCTGCGAGTCGACGCCGCCAAGGCGTTGATGCCCTACATCCACGGCAAGGTTGCCGATCAAGGGAAGAAAGAAGCCGTTGCCGATGCTGCGAAGCAGGCGGGGAAGGGCAGGTACGCTCGGGGCAAACCGCCCCTCACAATCGTAAAGGGGTGACTTATGCAGTGGACAACCGCCTGCCCGGACTGGTGGCGGCGGCTTTCTGCGGGTGAGTCCATCATTCCGCCGCCGTTGTTTCCAGCCGAAGCGGAAGAAAGCCTTGAGGTCTTCAAGGGCCTGAAGATAGTTGATGCGCCTGGGAGCCCGACGATTGAGTCAGCTTGCGCACCTTGGGTTCTGGCGTTCGCCGGCGCTGTGTTCGGTAGCTACAACAGCGAGACCGGCGAGCGGCTGATTCGGGAGGTCATGCTTTGCATCCCGAAGAAAAACAGTAAATCGACGATCGCTGCGGCGATCATGCTGACTGCTCTGGTGCGCAACTGGCGGCTATCGGCTGAGTTCATCATCCTGGCCCCCACCAAGGAGATCGCAGATAACGCCTTCGTCCCAGCCAAGGACATGGTCAACAATGACGATGAACTGAAAATACTGCTGCACGTCCAGCCGCACCTGCGCCTCATTACTCACCGCGAGACGGGAGCCACGCTAAAGGTCGTTGCTGCGGATAGCGATGTGGTTGGTGGTAAAAAAGCCGTCGGCGTCCTGATTGATGAAGCCTGGCTGTTCGGCAAGAACCCGAAAGCGGCGGACATGATCCGCGAAGCTACGGGCGGTCTGCTGTCCAGGCCCGAAGGTTTCATCATCTGGCTGACCACACAATCGAACGAGCCTCCGGCCGGCGTCTTCAGATCAAAGCTGAACTATGCCCGCGGCGTGCGGGATGGCCGGATCAATGACAACCGCTTCCTGCCGATCATCTACGAATTCTCGCAGGAGATGATCAAAAGCGGCGACGCGCGGAAGCCTGAAAACTTCCACCTGGTAAACCCGAACATCAACTACTCGGTTGACCGGCCAACGCTGGAACGCTTGTTTATGCAGGCGGAGATCGATGGCGAAGCAGAGGTGCGCGGCTTCCTGGCCAAACACCTGAACATAGAGATCGGCCTGGCTCTGATGTCCGACAGCTGGGTCGGAGCAGCATTCTGGGAGCCGCAAGCGCTGTCGGGCCTCAGCTTCGATTCATTGCTCGAGCAGTGCGAGGTCGTTGAAGTCGGTGTCGATGGTGGCGGTCTCGACGACTTGCTGGGCTTGGCCGTGTTGGGGCGCGTACGCGAAACCCGTCAGTGGTTGCACTGGGCACATGCCTGGGCGCACCCATCGGTGTTGGAACGGCGCAAGTCCGAGGCGCCGCGGCTGCTGGATCTGGCGGCCGTCGGCGATCTGACCTTGGTTCAAAAGATCGGTGATGACGTTGAACAGCTCGCAGCAATCGTGGCGCGGATCAATGAGGCCGGTTTGCTCGACAAGGTTGGTCTCGACCCCGCTGGAATTGGTGCCGTGCTTGATGCCTTGGCAGACGCCGGAATCGAAGAGGACCAGGTCGTCGGTGTCTCCCAGGGTTGGAAACTCACCGGCGCGATCAAGACCACCGAACGCAAACTAGCCGAGGGCGCACTGCTGCATTGCGGCCAGCCACTCATGGCCTGGAGCTGCGGGAACGCCAAGGGCGTGCCATCTGCCAACGCCTTTCTGATCACCAAGCAAGCTTCGGGCACGGCAAAGATCGACCCGCTCATGGCCACGTTCAACGCCGTCTCGCTGCTGTCCCTCAATCCCGAGGCGCGCGGTGGCCTGGACGATTACCTCAATAACGGATTCTTCGGACTAGTAGGCTGACCATGGCATTTCGTTGGTACAACCCCAGCAGCTGGCGGTTCTTCGGCTACACCGATCCGAACACGGGCGACTATGTCGAAGTGGAGATGGAGGTCGGCGGCAAGCGAACCAAAGCCGGCGTCACCATCACGACCAAAACCGCACTGTCGATCAGCATGGTCTGGTCCTGCGTAAAGATCTTGTCGGAGTCTCTCAGCGGATTACCGCTGAAACTGTACGACGACAAAACAACCGGCCGGGAGCAGGTCCCGGAGACCGATCGTGCGTTAAAGCTTCTGCGTAAACCAAATCCCTACATGACGATGCTGAACTTTCTGAAGTTCATCGTTGTGAACATGGCGATAAGGGGCAATGCGTTTGCGCTGATTGAGCGCAATGTCCACGGCACGCCGATCGGTTTGGTGCCCGTCTCCACGGACACGGTATCCATCGACACCGACGGGGAACTGATTTATTGGGTGGCGCCAAAGGGTGGGGCGCCGTTCCCGGTATCACCCGAGAACATGCTGCACTTCAAACTGTTCAGTCTGGATGGCATCACCGGGTTGTCGCCCATCGAATACCAGGCCGAGACCATGGGCCTTGCCAAGGCGGGCCAGGATTGGTCTTCCCGCTTCATGCGCAAGGGCGGTTTCACCGGCGGCTATGTGATCTACGAGCAGTTCCTGACCAAGCAACAACAGGCGCAGGTCATGGAGAAATTCCCGGACGTCCGGCAGGGCGATTCGGCGGACATCGGCAAGATGGCCATTCTGCAGGGCAATCCCAAGATCGTGCCGGCCGGTCTCAGTCAGAAAGACGCGCAGTTCATCGAGTCGCAGCAGTTTCAGGAAGAGTCGATGGCCGGCATCTACGGCGTTCCGCTGTGGCTGGCCAATCGGGCCAACAAGACCTCGATCATGGGTTCGAACCTCGAGCAGCAGCTCACCGGGTTCATTACCTTCGGCCTCAAACCCTACATCGATGCGGTCGAGGACGAGTTCAACGACAAGATGTTTCGTTCCTCTTCGCGATTTGTCGAGTTCGTGGTCGAGGGATTGCTGCGTGCCGACAGCGCCGGTCGCGCCACTTACTTCCAGGCAGCCCTCGGTGGCTCCGGTGGCTCCGGCTGGATGTCGGTCAACGACGTTCGCAAAAAAGAGAACCTGCCGCCCCTGTCCGGAGCGGAGTACGACCGGGTCACCCGATGGGAGATGCAGACCAATGTCAAAGCTTGAAGTCCCGTTTGAACTCAAGGCGGTGGATGACGCTGGCAATTTTGAAGGCTATGCCGCGGTGTTCAACAACGTCGACCTCGGCGATGACGTCATCCTGCCTGGTGCCTTTACCCGGGTGAAGGCCACCCGCGGCGGCAAGTTGAAGCTTGCCCTTTACCACGACCTGACCCGGTTGGTCGGGGCGGCTGACTATACGCAGGACGATCACGGCCTGCTCCTCAAAGGGCGCGTAAATCTGGCAGTCAGTTATGCCCGTGATGCCTACGAGCTGATGAAGGCAGAAATCCTCGACAGCATGTCGATCGGCTTCAACACCATCAAGGAAAGCTTCGAGGAGCGCGCCGGACGGCGTGTCCGGATCATCAAGGAAGCCGAGCTCTGGGAGGCCTCTTTCGTGCCTTTCGGAATGAATCCTGAGGCGCAAATCCTCACCGTGAAATCAGACATTCGACTTTTCGAGAACGCCTTGCGCGAGCGCATTGGGCTTTCTCAGAAGGAAGCGGCGGCAGTCGCTTCGCTCGGCTACTCCGCACTACGCCGTGACGGCGGCAGTGAGGCCACGGTGATCGTGGATGAGCTGAAAGACATATCCACCTTGTTCACACACCATTTCGGAGTATCACCATGAGCGAAGTAAAGGAACTGAAGGACTCACTGGAGCTGCAACTGAAGAGCGGCTTCGAAGGCCTGCAAAAAAAATATGACGCTGCAATCGCAGAAGTCGAGAAGGGCAATCAAGTCACCAGTGACCTGAAAAGCCAGATCGACAATCAGAAGGGCGAGCTGCAGCGTGTCATCGACCAGGTCCAGGATCTGGAACAAAAGGGCGTCAAGCTGCGTGGGCAACCCGGTGAAGGTAAAAGCTTCATCGACATGGTCAAGGGCGACGACAACTACAAGGGACTCCAGCAAAAGAGCGTCAGTACGGCCAACATCGAAGTCACGAAGTCTGATCTGGCGTCGATGAAGGAAATGAAAGTCACCAGCGCCGGCGTCGTGGCTCCAATCTACGATCCAGTGATTCAGCCAGGCATTCGCCAGGAACTGCGCATCCGCGATCTGCTTACCACCATTCCGGTGACTGGTCAGAGCTACACGTATTTCCGTGAAAACTTGCACACCCGCGGCGCGGCACCGGTGGCTGAAGGTGGCCTGAAGCCAACCAGCAACGTGACCTTTACCACCGAAACTGATCGCGTGAAAAAGATCGCGGTCTGGATGCCGGCCACCGACGAAGTGCTCTCGGACGTGCCTCAGATGTTCGCGTACTTGCAACAACTGCTGCGCTACGACCTCAAGCTCGAGGAAGAAGGCCAGATCCTCAAAGGTGATGGCACTGGTGAAAACCTGAACGGCCTGATGACTCAGGCCACCAACTACAACGTCGCGTTGAGCAAGGCAGGTGACACCGCCATTGACCTCGTGCGTCGCGCCATCTACCAGGTGCGCAAGCAGTCTCAGATGTCCGCCGACGGTGTCGTGATGACCGAACTCGACTGGATGAACATCGAGCTGCAAAAAGACGGCGAGAACCGTTACCTGTTCGCCAACCTGCAGGGCCTGGTCACGCCAATCCTGTGGGGCCGTCCAGTCATCACCTCTGACAGCATGGACGAAGGTGACGTGGATGCCGGTGGCGAATTCCTGGTCGCGAACTTCGCACGATCCACCACGTTGTTCGACCGCATGTCGTTCCAGTTCAAGATGGGCTTGATCAACGATCAGTTCATCCGCAACGAAATCGCCCTGCTGGTCGAGGAGCGTTTGGGCCTAGGCGTTCGCCGCAAAGAGGCTCTGGTCAAGGGCAACTTCCCAACCGCGCCCTAATTCACCCCCTGCTCACGGCCGGCAAATCGCCGGCCCTTCTTTTTTGGAGGCAGCATGAAAATTAAAGCACTGTGGGGCTTTGTTGGTAACGCCGGACTTCTCGGCTCGGACTCTCCCAAGGTCAAGCGTGGTCAGGAGTTCGAGAGCGCTGATGACGAATACGCCCACGTTCTGCTGGGCAAGGGGCTGGCTGTCGAACTTGATGCCAATGGCAAGCCAAAAAACACGAAGCCCAAGGAATCCAAACCGACGGCGCCGAAAGAGGCCAAGTAAATGCTCGACCTTGCCCGCGTAAAGCTCCACCTGCGGGTGGACGGCGATGAAGAGGATTCGATCATCACCGGTTACCTCGATGCGGCCAAGGCGCATGTCGCGATGCACTGCGACCGGTTGTTGGTCGAGGCCGACCCGGTTGAGCCCGAAGAGATGGGCCTGACACCGGACGTTGAGCAGGCCATTCTCCTGCTTACCGGTCATTGGTACGCCAACCGTGAAGCTGTGGTCATCGGGACGATTTCCTCGGCTGTTCCGCTCGCAGTCGAAAGGCTGCTCTGGTACAGGAAGCGATTCTGATGAGAGCCGGCCCGATGAAACACCGCTGCGCGATTCAGGCGCAGGTGCGCGTCCCTAATGGATCCGGCGGCTTTGATGTCACCTGGGCAGAGATCGGCAAGCTGTGGGCAGAAATCACACTGCCCACTGGGCGTATTGCACCGGTAGCGGAACAGGTGACGGCCATTGTCACCGCAGAGATCCGTGTCCGACCTCGGCGAGATGTGGTCGCGGGTTGCCGCCTTGCGGAGATAGTTGGCGGCATCACCACCACTTACCTGATTGAAGCAGCATTGCTCGATAACGACCGAACAATGCTGAGGCTTCTGTGTTCAAACGTACCCAATCCGTAGAGGTGAATCATGAAAGTCATTGCTTTGGGCATCCTGTCTGGCGCCACCGGTGACCGGGAGAAGGGTGAAGAATTCACGGTAGACGACAAGCTCGGCGCCGACCTGGTCCAGCGAGGTCTGGCGAAGCCCGTTGCTGAAGTTGCACCTGCTTCCGACAAGCCTGGCAAGGCCAAGGAATAACCCATGGCTGCCCGTCGTTCGCGGATGTCTGGTGACTTCAAGTTGCGTCGGACCCTGCGCAACATCCACGCCACGATGGACAACGAATTGGTGGGGGTGATGCAGGAGAGCGCGGACCGGATCCTGGCCACGATGAGGCAGCTCATCCCCAAGGACACCGGTGCTGCGTCTGCGGCCTTGAAGGTGTTCGTTTCGAAGAGCGGCCTCAACGCCGAGATCGGCATTCGAGGCAAGCGCGACTCACAGCGGTTTTTCTATCTCCGTTTTCTGGAGTACGGCACCAAGGGCTACAGCGGCACGTTGTATCGGCGGGCTGATCGAAACGCGGTCGGCGGGGAGCACACCAACAACCGCGACAAATCGAAGCTGTCCGGGCGCCGCAATGCGTTGCGCGCCAGGGACACCAAAAACAAATCTGACGGCACCACGTTCTACGGCAAGTATCCGGACATCCCGGCCCGTCCGGCTCACCCTTGGCTGCGGCCCGCAAAAGACGTGAACCGGGACTTTGTGCTGGCGAACATTCGTGCCGCGGTCTCCGAAGCGTTGCGCAAGGCGAGCGAGGGTATGAGCAATGGCTGATCCATCTGTTGCATTGCAGGAGGCACTGTTCGCGCGGTTAGAGGCCGAGGTTTCGTGTCCGGTCTACGACGGTGCGCCAATGGATTCGCCCATGCCATATGTCTCGTTTGATCGGGAGATATCCACCAACAGCTCACCAATATCTGGCAGGAAGCGCGAGCAGCGCCTGATCTATCTGTCTGTCTGGTCCGATGCTCATGGCCAAGCCGAAGTGAAGCGCATCATTGGCGAGATTGTTGCCGCCCTGGACGAGCGCAAACTGACTTTGACGGTTGGCCGCGCTGTTTCGGTCAGAGTCGAACAGGCCGACGCCCAGCGCGATGCTGACGGCGTCACGTACCAGGGATCGATCACGGTCCGAGTTATCACCACCCACTGAACCCAAACCCTGGCCGCCGAGCGGCTTTATCCAATGTGCCTTTGGAGGAACCCCCATGGCCGAAGACAACCTCAACACAGCCGCCGGCTGCCGAATCTCTATCGGTAGCAAGAACGGCGCTGACACCGAAGCGCTCTACAAGGCTGACACCTACGTCGAAATTGGCGAGGTCGAAGACCTTGGCGAGTTTGGTGACACCTTCAGTTCGGTGAACTTCACCTCGCTGCGTGATGGCCGGGTCCGTAAGTACAAGGGCACTGCCGATGCTGGCGACCTGACCCTGGCCGTCGGCCTCGACAACGGCGACCTGGGTCAAGCCAAACTGAAGGTCGCTCACAAGGATCGCAGCAAGGGCGACTACAACATCAAGATCACCCTGAACGACGGCGATCCTGATGCCACCCCAGCGCTGTTGCCAACCACGTTCTACCTCCGAGGCAAGGTGATGAACAACACCGTCGCCGCCGGCGCTGCTGACAATGTGGTTCGCCGCAACGTAACGATCGGCATCAACTCCGACATCTTGGAAATCCTCCCGGCTGCCGCCGCCTAACCTACGGGGCTTCGGCCCCGATCCTTAAGGATTCGTCACATGAGCAAGACCCTGCTCGGTACCGTCGACATTACGCTCGATGGCGAGACTTACACCCTGAAGCCCACCCTCAGTGCAGTGCGTGCAATTGAGGCCCACTTTGGTGGCTTGCGTGGCGCGTCACAGGCCATCAACGCCCTCAGTGTTGATGGTTGTGCTGTGATCATCGCCAGCGGTGCAGGCCTGACAGGGAAAGCTGCCGAGGCAATCCCTGAGCAGGTTTGGCAGGAGGGAGTCTTGGAAGTGTCCGTTAAGCTCAATGCCTACCTGGTCGTGCTTTACAATCCCAAGGGCACTGACGCGGGAAAGCGGCAGCCGGCGAAGGCGTAAGCGCTGTCGAAGATGGCAGTTACGTTGACCGGCTTTACGCGGTGGCCACCGGGTGGCTTGGCTGGTCGCCCGAAGTGGCTTGGAGTACTCCACTCCCAGAGTTGTTTTTGGCAGTGGATGCTCGGGTTGAATGGGCGCAGATCTCCAACCCATTTGGTGGCAAATCAGCTGGCACGAAGGAAAAGCCGAAACCGTCCACTGTCGCCGCCAAGCTGCGTCAAGCACTGACGGGGCGGCAAAGCAGTTGATTGGGGGGATTGAGTTTTTTTGATACGCTGCCGGTTTGAACGGAGTCAAAACCGATGCAGCTCCTCATAGTATTGCTTCTTTTAGTCATAGCCATTGCATTGGCTCCGGGGTTTTTTCTGGGGCTCATCGCGTTGGTGCTATCTCTGGGAGATGTGATCCTGTTTTCTTTGGCTTCAGTGCTAATAATTCTGGCGGCAATTTTTGTTTGGGAGCGTAGAGCCTCCGACCCGGTTCGGCAGCAGGCCAAAGAAGAGCGGCGGATCAGAAAGATTACTGATGCTGCCAATCGAGCGAACTCAAGGAAAAACTAGTTTTAGTTCGCCATCCATTAAAACCCGCTACGGCGGGTTTTTTGTTGCCAGGAGAAATGTATGGCAGATACAGACGTTCAGGGAATGCTGGTTCGCATCGAGGCGACCACCGCACAGCTGCGGCAGGAAATGGCCCGCGCGGACGCTAGTGTCGCCCAGGCGTCTGGCAAGATCGACAAGAGTCTTGGGCGTGTCGATGAGGCTTTTGATCGCGCTGGGGAGAGCGCTGAAGGTGCCGCCGGGCTGATCAAGAGTGCTCTTGCTACGGCCATTGGTGCCGCGTCTATCAGCAAGATCATCGAGACGGCAGACTCCTATGGTCAAATGTCCGATCGAATCGGCATGGCCACCAGTAGCGTGGGTGAATATGACCAGGTGCAACAGCGTCTGCTGGAGACTGCGAAGCGTACTTATCGCCCGTTGAGTGAAGCGCAAGAGCTTTACATTCGGACAGCTGACAGCTTGAAGTCGATGGGTTACGACACCGGCCAGGCGCTGGATGTGATGGACAGCTTCAGCTTCCTGCTGGTGACCAACTCGGCCTCGGCCGACAAGGCCAGTGCCGCCATCGACGCCTATTCGAAAGCGCTACAAACCGGCAAGGTCGAGGCTGACGGCTGGCAGTCGATTCTCGCGGCCATGCCGACGGTGGTCGACACCATCGCCAAATCAACTGGCAGGACGGCGGAGGAGATTCGTAGTCTCGGAGCCCAGGGCAAGCTCAGCTTGGACGTCCTGACGGAGGGTCTGCAAAAGTCTGCTGAGGCCAATGGAGTCTTGGCGGACAGCATGAGTGTGGCCGTCCGCGATGCGATTCAAAACCTGTCAAACGCATTCTCCGTGTACGTTGGACGGCTCAACGAAAGCACAGATGGCACTGGCGCTCTTGCCGGAGTTATCAGTGGTATTGCAGATAACTTCGAAACTCTTGCAGAAATCGCAGGCGTCGCCGCCACCGGTGCTTTGGCCGTTTATGCGCGCGGGTTAGCGGCTTCAACTGCTGCATCAGTTCTCTCTACCAAAGCAGCGATTGAGGATTCTCTGGCGCGTCGCGCACAAGCTGCGTCTGCTTTGCTCGCCGCTCAAGCCGATCAGAGAAAAGCTCAAACCGCCGTTTTTTTAGCCGAGAAAGAATCGATAGCTGCGAAAGGGACGGCTGTACAGACTCAAATGTCCCTCCAGCTTGCGGAAGCGAGGATGGCCGAAGCGAGAGCAACCAACGCAGTGGCGGTTGCTCAATCGGCTGTTGTCGGTCCTACGAGGACAGTCCTTGGCTTGTTGGGTGGGCCAGCTGGCATCGCGCTGTTGGCGATTGGTGCCGCGACTGCGTTTCTCACTCTGCGCGACAATACGAGTGTGCTCGAGCAGAAATTGGGTGATCTGAATGATCCGCTCGACAAACTGACAGAGCGCTTCAACAAGCTCAACCGGGCCACACAGTCCGTTACCTTGCGCGAGTTGCGCGCCTCAATCGCGGATACAGAAAAGGACCTCGCCACAGCAGCCGGCTCGATCGCTTTCGAGTTTCAGGCAAGCCTAACCAACGCCGGTCTTGCCGGAGCTTCCGGCTTTATGGGCGGCATGGCGCCGCTACCAGCCGAGTTTCAGTCGGCGATGGACATCATCAAGAAGGCATCGTCCGATCAGTCCGCCGGGATGGTTGTTGATTGGAAAGCTGTCGCCGATCAGGTTCGGGAAGTTCCTGGTGTCACCGCCGAAATGGCCGACGCGCTTGAAGAGAATGGCGGGGCGGCCGCGGAGAACGCAGAAGTTATTGCGCGGCTTAAAACTACGTTGGCCGAGCTAACCGGTGAGACTGATGCGAACACCCGCGCTGAGCGTGAGAATGCTGCAGCAAAGGCAGCTGCCGCTCAAGTAGGTGAGAAGTACCTCGAGCAACTGCAAAAGCAGCTGGGTGCCGCCCAGGACAAAACAGCCCTCGAAGCAGCAAACAGGTTTATCGCCGAGAACACCGACCTGACGGAAGGCATGATCGTTGCCATCCGTTCGGCGGCAGCCGCCAAGGATGCACAAAAGGCTGCTGATGATGCAGCCGCCAAGGCGTCAAAAAAGAATGCCAGCGAATCGGAGTCGGCTGCCAAGCAGCAACTGAAAGCTTTTGAGTCGACAGAGGAGAACTTCAGGCGCCAGATCGATCTCATCAACACCAGCGGCGACAAGCAAAAAGACGCCACTGAGGTAATGAAGCTGTCCTTCGAGCTGCAGGAAGGCAAGCTCGGCAAGCTGAACGAAGCGCAAAAGCAAAAGCTCATGGGCATGGCCGCCGAGCTGGACGCGCTGAACAAAATCAAAAAGGCCAATGAAGACGATCTGAAACTGACGGCTTTCAAAAATGCCCAGGCCACAGGGACGCAAACCACCAAAGACGGATTCGACCTAGAACTGGCCGGCATCGGGTTGGGCGACAAAGCCCGTGACCGTATGCGTGCAGACCTGGCCCTTCGGCAGAAGTACGCGGCGGACCTGGCCAGCCTAAACGAGCAGCGCAACACCGATCAGATCACACCGGAGCTCTACGCCAGTGAGACAACAGTGCTCAAGGAGGCACTGGCTGAGCGTTTAATCGCTCAAGAGATGTTTTACCAGCAGGTCGACGAGTATCAATCGAACTGGATGAACGGCGTCAATGATGCGTGGGCCAACTATGCCGATGCTGCTCGGGACTATTCGCAGATCGCCGCCGACTTCACGTCGGGTGCGCTGGATACCGCAACGGGCGACTTGGGCACGTTCTTCTCGGACGTGGCCAGCGGCGCGGAAGATGCTGGCGATGCCCTGGGCGACATGGTTGGCAACTTCGCCAAGTCGATGTTGAAGGCGTTGGGCGACATGGCCGCGCAGTGGCTGATCTATCAAGGCGTGCAGATGCTGGTCGGGAAGTCCACCCAGGCAACAGCGGCGGGGACGCTCGGCGCCAATGCGGCGGCGATGTCTTTGCAGGCTGGGCTGAACGCCTATGCCGCCACTGCGGCGATTCCGATCATTGGTCCAGCGGCTGCGCCCGCCGCGATGGCTACGGCGTTGAGCGTCACGGGACCACTTGCTTCGGCGGTTGGCATGACGGCTATGTCTGGCGTCGGCTTTATGGAGGGTGGCTATACCGGCAATGGGCGACGTGACGAAGTTGCCGGCCCGGTCCACCGAGGCGAATACGTATTCAACTCGGAGGCTACGGCGCGGATCGGAGTTGGAACCCTGGAGGCCATGGCCAACGGCAAGGCTGCGATGATCAGGCCGTCTGGCGGCGCCGGTGGTGATTCTTCATCCAGCGGGCCGGCCCCGATCATTTTCAACGCTCCGGTGACCGTGCAGGCACAGCCAGGCATGAGCGAGCAACAGGCGCAAATGCAGGGCGAATCAATCAGTGCCGGTCTTGAGTCGCGGTTCGGTCAGTTTCTCGATCGGGAAATGCGCCAAGGCGGAAGACTTTGGAGGCGTAGCTGATGGCCGAAGTATTTATTTACGACGTTCAGCTGGGTGCTGATGGGGACGTGTCGCAATCAACCTGGGAGAACGAATTCGGTGATGGCTACGTCCAGGCTGGAGGGATTGGCATCAACACCAAGCGCCAAGTCTGGAATCTCACGCACACCGGCTCATTGGAGGCGGGCGATGAGTTGCCGCTGGTGTGGGCGTTCCTTGATCGTCACGAGGGTTACAAATCCTTCCTTTGGACACCGCCGGGTGGCGTGCAAGGCCGGTACCGCTGTACCGGTTACAAGCCTCGTCCACAAGGCGGAACGCTCTATACGCTGACCTTCGTCTTCAGGCAGGTCTACACCCCCTGATCCATCACTCAATCGAGCCCCGCCAAGTGCGGGGCTTTCTATTTCTGGAGGCTCATGAACTACAGCACTGACATCCAGAAGCTCGAGCCGGGCAACCAGATTCGGCTCTTCGAGCTCGATGCCACTCGCCTGGGGGCAAACCTCTGGCGCTTTCATGGACACGCCCAAGAGGGCGACATCATCTGGCAGGGGCAGGTGTATTCACCACTCCAGATCACGGCAAAAGGTTTCGATATTCGGGGTGATGGCCGTCCAGCATCGCCGACGTTGCAGGTGGCCAACGAGTTGGGCGGCGTTCGCGGCGCTATCACCGCGCTGTGTTTGCAGTTCCGTGATTTGGCCGGGGCCAAGGTACGGGTCATCGAAACGTTTCGGCACTTTCTGGACGCGGCGAACTTCCCTGAGGGAAACCCTACTGCCAGTGACCAGAGCAAGATCAATCTCTGGTACATCGAGCAGAAGACAGAAGAAAGCCGCGCCGCCGTGGTGTTTTCGCTATCGAGCCCTACCGACATGGAGGGCCAGCAGCTGCCGTCACAACAGATCACCAAGCTCTGCCGCTGGGCTTGTCGTGGCGGGTACCGGGGAGAGGCCTGCGCGTACACCGGCACCGCGATGTTCGACAAAAAGAATCAGCCCACCGACAACCCTGCGTTCGATCGCTGCGGCGGCTGGTGGAGCAGCTGCAAGCTGCGCGGCAACACTCGCCGGTTCGGCGGATCAATGGGCGCGAGCCTGATCGCAAGCTCGAGGTAATCCATGCGCATCAACAAACAATTGCAGGACGCGATTCGCGCTCACGCGGCACAGGCCTATCCGGCTGAGGCCTGCGGGCTGCTGATCAAATCCGCCGGCGGCCGTGAATATGTGCCGTGTGCCAACTTGGCGAAAACTGACCGGGAAAACTTCCAGATCTGCGAGCGTGACCAGGCCGCCGCCGAGGATCGCGGTGAAGTGCTGGCAATCATTCACAGCCACCCGGACAAGGCGCCGGCGCCGAGCATGGCCGACCGCGTCAGTTGCGAGCTGCACGAACTACCCTGGGGCATCGTCGGCTGGCCCGGTGGTGAGTTTGAATGGTTCAAGCCTTCGGGCTTCCAGGCGCCGCTGTTGGGGCGAGACTTCTCCCATGGCCTACTGGATTGCTGGGCGGCATGTCGGGACTGGTACGCACGGGAGGCGGGGCTGCAACTGCCGAACTTCGAGCGACAGGATCTGTGGTGGGAGGATGAGTCAGGGCCGAGCCTGTACGAAGACAACTTTAAAGCCACCGGCTTTTACCAGGTAAGCGAGGCGCGACGCGGCGACATGCTGGTATTGCAGATCCCGACCCCGGGCAGAAACTGTTTTCATCCCAACCATGCGGCGATCTACTTGGGCGATGAGCCCGCTTTGGTCAGTGAGCCCGCGGCCACCCTGGGCGGCGCCGGCCCATTCATTTACCACCACATGCCCGGGCGTCTGGCCAGCCGTGAAGTCTACGGCTGGTCGCAGGCCAATCGGGTGAAGTTGATTCTGCGGCACAAGGACTACCGACCATGAAGCGAACCATCAAATTAGGTGGTGTGCTGGGTAAGCGTTTCGGCCGCCAGTATGTGCTGGATATCCACGGCGTGCGCGATGCGATGAGCGCGATGTGCAACATGAAACCAGGCTTCGAGCAGTTTCTGCGCCAAGCGGAGGAGCGGGGCCTTGTCTTCGCTGTGTTCGTCGATGATCGAAACATCGCCGAAGCTGAGCTCGACCTGAAGGACTCCAGCGGTGGCGATATCCGCATCATGCCGATCATTCAGGGCAGCAAGCAGGCGGGCATGTTTCAAACGCTGCTCGGTGTGGCGCTGATCGTGGGTGGATTGTTCAGCGGTGGCACGAGCACAGGGTTGGGCATGGCCTTGCTCGCCGGTGGTGCCGCTATGGGGCTGGGCGGCGTAGTGCAAATGCTGTCACCCACCACGAAGTCCAACACCAACGACAAGAACGAAGACGGCAACAACCCCAGCTACGGCTTCGGCGGAGCCGTCACGACCATTGCCCAGGGCAATCCGTACCCGCTGCTTTATGGCGAGCGGGAGATCGGAGGGGCGATTGAGTCCGGCGGAATCTATACCCAAGACAACATTTAACCACCCGCTTCGGCGGGTTTTTGCATTCTGGAGAGGCGAATGAGCGCAGCACCGAAGGCATCGCGAACTGCACTTAGAAAACGCCGCGCTGTCACCGGCAGCAAGGGTGGCCAGGCCAAGCAAAAGCAGCCGAGCATCGCATCCAACAGCGTCCCGTCTATCGCAACGGCACGGATTGTTTACCTCTGGAGCTGGGGGCCGATCGTTGGTCTGGTGAATGGTCTTCGTTCGTTGAAGCTTGACGGTACGCCGGTGCAGGCTGAGGACGGAACGCTCAATTTCCCTGGTGTGAAATGGCAGTTCCGCTCCGGAGAACTGAACCAGTCGCGCCTCGAAGGGATTTCGGAAGCGAGCAACGAAATCTCCGTGAATCAGCCGCTGGTCAGCACCACGCCGTGGCTGCACACCATCAACAATTCCCTGATAGACGCCGTCCGCATTCGCTTCGCGTGGCCGCAGCTGCAAAGCCAGGATGCCAGCGGCAATATCAACGGCGTCCGGATCGATTATTCCGTTGAGATTTCGACCGACGCCGGACCATACGTGCAAGTCCTCAGTTCTTTTGTCGACCGCAAGAACGTCACGAAGTACGAGCGTTCTCATCGGATCGAACTCCCCGCCGGCAGTCGCTGGACAATCCGTGTTCGGCGCCTGACACCTGAGGCAAACAGCTCGCTGATTCAAGACGGGATGCTGGTTGAGGCGATCGCTGAGGTGGTCGACAGCGATCAGGAATACCCATTGACCGCTGTGGGCTGCCTTGAGTACGACGCCCAGCAGTTCGGTGGAGACATCGCCAAGGTCGCGGCACTGATGCGCGGGCGCATCGTGCGGGTGCCTGCCAACTACGACGCCGCGACCAGGACTTATCGCACCAGTGGTGCTGGTACAAGCGGAGGCGTTTGGGACGGAACCTTTCGGGAGGCTTACACCAACAACCCGGCTTGGGTGTTTTACGACCTGGTGCTGCATCCGTATTACGGCTTGGGTGAGCGCATCGACGCAACCATGGTTGATCGTTGGTCGCTATATCGCATCGGTCAGTACTGCGATCAGATGGTGCCGGACGGAAAAGGCGGCCAAGAACCTCGTTTCACCTGCAACCTGTACTTTCAGAAACAGGCCGAAGCCTATGCGGTATTGCAGGACCTGGCCTCGATTTTCCATGGCATGGCTTACTGGGACGGCAGCCAGATTGTCGTCAACGCCGATATGCCCGGCGATCCGGTCTACACCTACAGCCCGTCGCAGATCCTCAATAACGGTGAGATCAAGTACGAGGGCACCCGGGCGCGCGACCGGCACACCCTGGCGATGGTTGCTTGGGATAATCCGAATCAAGGTTTCGAGACTGATAAGGAACCAGTGTTTGATGACGACGCGATGGGCGAGCTGGGCATGGTGCGCGAGCTCGCGGTCGACGCCATCGGCTGCACATCGCTGGGCCAAGGGCAGCGCGCTGGACAATGGGCGCTGTTGACCGAGCAGTTGCAAACACGTGGCGCCACCATGCGCGTGGGGCTTGATGGGCAAATCCCCAAGCCGGGTCAGGTGATTGCCATCGCCGACCCTGCGCTGGCTGGTCGTGCGAATGGTGGGCGAATTTCAGCGGTTGCCGGTCGAGTTATAACCTTGGATCGCGATACTCCGGTACCAGCCGGTGCGAGGCTCTTCGTCAACCTGCCCAGCGGCAAGTCAGAAGCCCGCGTGGTGAAGTCGGCAGTCGGCCGGGCGCTGACCGTTATGGCGGATTACAGCGAGGTACCGCAGGTCGAATGTGGGTGGGCCATCGATTACGACGACCTGAAGCTGATGCAGTTCTATGTCCGCAACGTGACGCGTCCTGAGTGGCATCAGTTTCAATTCGAGATGATTCAGCATGAGCCGAGTAAGTTCGATGCGATCGATTTCGGCGCGGTCGTTGATACGCGGCCAATTACCGGTATTCCGGTCGGCACGCAGGCTGCACCGGCCCGCGTGTTGCTCAGCCAGCATGTCGTTGTTGAACAGGGCATTGCCGTCACGAACATGACCATTGCCTGGGATTCTGCACCAGGCGCTGTTGGGTATGACGTCGAATGGCGCTGGGGTGCCCGCGAGTGGGTCAAGATTCCTCGCACCGGTGAGCTAGCGGTGGATGTGCGGGGTATTTACTCCGGCCAGTACTTGGCCAGGGTTCGCGCAATCAGTGCGTTGAATGTGGCTTCTATTCCTACAACCTCGGTTCTCACCAACCTGCTGGGGAAAACCGGGTCACCGCCGGCAGTGTCGTTCCTGACCGTCACCAGCGAGTTGTTCGGGATCGGCATCAAATGGGGGTTCCCAGCCGGTGCCGGGGACACCCAGCGCACCGAGATCTGGTATGGCCCAACCAATAGTCTCGGCGCCGCGACCAAGCTGGCAGACTTGGCCTATCCGCAGGCCGACTACCGGATGCAAAGCCTGCTGGCCGGCGCGAGATTCTTCTTCTGGGCGCGCCTAGTCGACCGGACCGGCAACATCGGCCCGTTCTATCCAGTGGTAGCCGGCGTGATGGGGCAGGCCAGCTCTGAAGCCGGCCCGATCCTGGACATGATTTCCGGCCAAATCACCGAGTCCGAACTTGGCGAGCATCTGCTGGGTGAAATCGACAAGATCTCCGGCGCCGGACCGGCGTCTGTAAATGGTCGGATTGATGCGGCCAAGGAGGAGCTTCAGGGCCAGATCGACGGAATCACTGATGCACTGGAATACGTCCCGACGAAAAGCTACCTGAAGGACGACAACGTGCGCGGCGGCCAGCGCCTGTATACCGCCATCAAGGCCGTGCCTGCCAACGCCGGCGGGGCCAATGCGCCGCCTAATTCGACCTACTGGCTCGACATCGGCGGCATCGTGACGACGGTCAACGCTCAAACTGTGCAGATCGATAAAAACACGAGCGACATCAGCACGGTGGACGGCAAGGTCACGGCAACATCGTCTTCCCTGCAATCACTGCAGGCGTCGTACCGGGATGAGGATGGGGAAGGGGACTTGGCCGGGGCGCTGAGTGGGTGGGATAGCGCCGCGAGGTTCGCGGTGGAAGTGCGAACCACCGCTACGGAAAGAGAAGCAACGGCCATCCGCCTGACCACACTCGATGCGCAGGTCGCAGGCAACCAAGCCGGAATCCGTACTCTGGAGACGGTGCTGGCCACCGACCGCACTGCATCAGCGAGCCGCCTGGATTTGTTGAGTGCAAAGGTTGGCAGCAATACCGCAGACATCGGTTTTGAGTCCGAGGCCCGCGTTAGTGCTGATGACGCGCTGGGGAGAAGGATCAACACGATTGAATTGGAGGTCGATGACAACACGGCGAAGATTCAGGACGTGCAAGACGCTCAGGTGACAACCGATGCGGCGGTGGCTTCGATGCGGACAACCGTCGAGGCTGTTTACACGACCGGGCGGGATGATGACGCTGAGGGCGATCTGGCTGGAGCGTTGCAGGCGTGGGGATCTACGGCGAAGTTTGCCGAGGAAACCCGCGTCAGGGCGGACGGTGATACAGCCCAGGCGCGGCGCTCGGAACAGCTGGAAGTGTCTATCGGCAGCACGAACGCAACCGTGCAGACGGTCAGTCAGGCGGTGGTAGCCCTCGACGGCAAGGCCAGCACGATGTGGTCGGTAAAAATGCAGCTGAACAGCCAGGGTCAGTACGTGGCGGCGGGCATCGGCCTGGGCATTGAGAACGGTCCGGCGGGATTGCAAAGCAAGTTCCTGGTGAGCGCCGATCTGTTTGCCGTGGTTAACGGCATCAGCGGGACGCTGTCCTCTCCGTTTGCTGTTACGGGTGGCCAGGTGTTCATGAACTCGGCGTTCATCCAGGACGGCACCATCACCAACGCCAAGATCGGGGGCTCGCTCCAGTCGACTGACTACATCGCAGCCACTCAGGGGTGGATCTTTCCGAAGACCGGCCCGTGGGAACTGAACGGTACGGCGGGCGGGGCACGGATGCAGCTCTCCAACACCTCCATCAAGTTTTACCATCCCAACGGAGTGCTGGGGATCGACATGAGTCTCTGAGGAGGGGCCAATGACTGGACTTGTACTCAAGGACGCACTGGATCGGGTAATGGTCGATATGACCATGAACATCAGCCAGACAATGGGGTCGGTTACAACGGGCGCTGTAAATGGTGGGACAACCATACCGGCGCCCCCCGCTGGAAAGACCGCATACTTCATCGTCGTGCCCATCGTGAGCGTAGGCCTCTACGGGAAGATACCCGGCGTGACTCTATCGGGCACGTCGTTGACCTGGGTCTACTCCTTTCCCACAAACGGTTGGGGCTTCTTCGCAGCCAACGCTAGAATCTACTACGGGTACTTCTGATGACTGGCCTGATCGTTAAGAAGTTGGACGGTAGCCTGCTCTTCGATACCAGCAAGATTACATATGGGTTGGTGAAAAGCGGGAACCTTGCCTACATCAGCAATTGGGGACGTAGGGGGCTCAAGTCGCCTGGGCTAGATAAGAACGATGGTGCAAGTTGGACGGCACCAAACGAGATTGTTGCGAATGACAACTCGCTCGATATCATGCACGGGTTCACACTGGCCAACTTCAAGTCCCCCATCGTGTTCCTGGTCGGGCCTGGCTGCCTGAATGGAACCACGCAGTCGGGGACAACCATTACATTCTACTATGTCAATGCGAGCCCCTCGACTAAGTACTACTGCTTTGACCTGATGGCGGACAACATCGCCGGGTCTCCGTACCTCAAGACGTTTGATACCTCGGGTAACTGCACGTTCAATTCACTCCAGCCAGCCTTGAACATCATTGGGACACAGTCTCCACCCGCTCCATCCGGCCTCCCCTACACTGGGGGTACTAACCAGATGCTGCAGACGAGTGGGACTAGTGCATCTGGTCGGATCATCTACCCCCGTGCGCAATGCACTTTCACCTACAACTTCACTGCGGGCGTCGAGTACGCGGCCCACCTGCCATGGTCTCGCGGGTGTGGTCTTACAATCGGCACTGACCTGAGTCCTATTGCCCAGGCATCAAACTCGGGGTGTGTTGAGGGCGTATATGGGGGAACGGGCTTTATAACCTTCATGATGGCGAATTCTGCCGCGTCAACCTACGACACCCAGATCCTAGCCGTGAACGGTTATCAGTGGCAGAACATTCCAACCCTGCTCCCAACGGCACTGATCATCAGAACTGCAAACCTCCCATTTCCCTTCGGATAAGGAACAACCATGCCCTGGTACAGATCAGGAACAGTCGCTGTCACCAGCGGCGGCACCACCGTGACCGGCACCGGTACGGCCTTTGCCGCCAACGCCCGTGTGGGTGATGCTTTTCAAGGCCCGGATGGGCGCTGGTACGAAGTCTCGAACATCGTCAGCGCCACGGTGCTTTCGATTCTCCCCGCGTATCAAGGTGCTACCGCATCTGGCGGGGTGTATGCCCTGGCGCCGATGCAGGGGTACGTGAAAGAGTCCGCCGACCGTCTACGGCAATTGGTCGACCAATGGGGCGCGACGTTGGCCGGGCTCGGCGCGGTCTCTACTGAAAACGTGGTGCCCGTGGCCAAAGGCGGGACGGGTGGCACGACTCAGGCTTTGGCCCGTTCCGGCTTGGGCCTGGGCGCCGCTGCTGTCGCGGCCATTCTCGGAACCGCCTCGCAAGGCGGCGGTGTACCGACCGGCGCCATTTTTGAAAAGGTGGTGAACGCCAATGGTGAGGCCACGAAATTTGCAGATGGCCGGTTGATTTGCACGGGGCCAATTGCGGACTTCGCAGTGGCCGCAGGTGCCATCGCGACGGTGTCGCCACTGGGCGTGTTCCCGGTTCTGTTTGTGGACACCACCTACACCTTTCAGGCCTTTGGCACCCCTCAATCAAGTCTTGATGTGTATGGCTACACCACAGATAACTCAAGGGCCAACTGGTCTGCCAAGGCGGTTTACAGAAATGGTCCGACCGCTCAAACAATCTCCGGTGGCCGGTATTTAGCAATAGGAAGGTGGTTCTGATGATCATCAAGCTTTCACCGCAGGGCGGCCGTGCGACGCTTTCAGTTCAAAAATCCGGCGATATGCTGATCATCAATGACGAGTCGTTCGATTTTCGGCAGCTGCCGGAGGGTGCGGTTCTGCCCTGGTCGGCGGTTCACTGCCAGCATGTGGTGGGTGATGTGACCCGTCGCAATGGTGACCTCATTATCGCCCTGGGGATTCCTTGCGACGCGGATTCCAGTATCGCGGTCCGCTTCCCCAGCGACATTGTTAACCCACCCGATGGTGAAGTGAGGCTTCCAGAATGAACATCGACTTCAGCCAAATGATCACCGCCGAGCAGCAGCAGGAAGATCGCAAGAATGCGGAGCTTGAAGCTGCGCTCAATGCGCGTCGCACCGCTTACCTTGCCGAGTCAGATCCGTTGCGCTTGGAGGCTGACTATGACGCGCTCTCCCAAGGCCTGGAGCCTGACTACACCGCGTGGCTCGCCTCGGTGGCCGCCATCAAAGCCCGGTACCCGTTGCCGGTGAGTGCCGAAGCGTCCGAGTCCAACGAAGCCTGAGTGCCATGCGCACACCAAGGCCCGCCAAGTGCGGGATTTTTTTTGCCCGGAGAAAAGTGATGACCGTATCCGAGAATGACCGCGACATCCTCGCTCGCACGTTGTGGGGCGAGGCCCGCGGCGAATCCCTGGCCGGCCAGATCGCCGTGGCCTGGACCATCTGCAACCGGGTGAACGATGGCAAGACCAAGTCGTGGTGGGGGGAGGGCTATGCCGGCGTGTGCCAGAAGCCCTATCAGTTCAGCTGCTGGAACAGGAACGACCCAAACTTCGCGTACCTGAGTGGCGCCAAGAAGATTCCATTTCGTGAGCTCGCGCAGGCGCGGATTGCCGCTGACCAGGTAGTCGATGGAAAGGTGCCGGATCCTACCGGCGGTGCCACGCACTACTACGCGACCACCATGCCCAAGCCACCGGCCTGGGTGAAAGGTGCCAAGCAGACGCTGGCGCTCGGTCACCATGTGTTCTTCAAGGATGTGCCATGAAACCAATCTGGCTACGGGGTCTCCCGTACTTGGCTGCACTGGGTCTGGCATTTGGCGCGCTGTTCGGCGCCTATCACCACGGCGTAACGGTCACGGATGAAAAGTGGCAGACAAAATGGAGTGACCGTGACACCCAGGATGCCGAGGCGAGGGCGCGCAATGAGGCCGCTGCGCGCACCAAGGAGCAGGCCTACCAACAGTCAATCAACAAGGCGGTTCAAGATGGCCAACGCATCATCGATCAAGCGACGGCTGATGCTGCTGCCGCTCGCGCTTCTGCTGACGGCGTGCAGCTCGCCGCCGCCAGCCTTGCCCGTCGACTCGCAGCCAGTGAAGCCGGCGGAAATTCCTGCACTGCCGCCTCAAGCAAGGCAGCTGCCCGTGCCGCCGCTGTGCTTGCCGACGTGTTCAAGCGCGCTGATCAGCGAGCGGGAGACCTGGCTGCAATTGCTGACCAAGCCAGAACTCGGGGAGTGACCTGCGAGCAGGCTTATGACGGGTTGATCCGATCGTCAGCTCTTCATTGAAGGCTTGGCATTCGTTTACGATACTGTTTATTTATCCAGTGTCGAGTAGGTCATGTACTTCATCATTACGCGCATGAGAGAGAAGGGTGTTGCCAGGGACTGGAAGGCAATCCGGCAAACTGTCGGCGTTCGCGCCGATATCAACATCAGGAATCAGATGTGCGAGCAGTTGAACCGAACCAGCGACATTGCAGAGATCCGCCCGGCAGGCATGCCGCTTGATGCGGTACCGCTTCCACCGCTGCTGGATGCGCGAATCTCAGGGATGGCGACCAACGCTTTCACGCTAAGCGGCCTTGAGGAAATCGAAGGCTGCCTGTATGCGCAGTCGTGGTGGTGTAGGGAGGTTTGATTGTGTGCGGTCGTCAGGACGCCTGAGGTGGGATTTTCTTCCGCTACTAAAATACAAACTGAAGCAATTCTTCGGCGTCTAGGATTATGTTGTCTACCAATGGTTGGTATATCAAGCCGTCCTTTCCATAGATCGTATATTGGAAACGAAACTCTTTTTCGGGTTCGAATGGGATAGATGGTTTTGTAAACGCCATATTGTCAATTTTTGATGCGTATTCTTCTATTGTAATAACGCTGTCTTTGGAAATGTGAGTCTCCCTATCTTGGTATGTGATTCTTCCAAATGTCAACATAATATCTAGTTCGTCTGGTATTGCGTCTTTTGAAATAATGTAATTGCCTTTTTTATGTTCCTTCGTAATGGTGTTGAGCAGAACCTTTCCTAAGGTTAATCCAAATAGGTGAGCACGTTTATCTGACAGATACCAATAGTCGTCGTAACCTTTAAATATGCCGATACAGTCGGTGGTTTTTCGAACGTGCGACATGCAAAATATAAAGCTGTTATGCGCCTCTCTTTTTATGTTTACTTCTGAGTCTTTGATGAAATATTGTTTCTCTGCTTTTAGTATCGTAAGTGTTACGACTTCTATGTTGTAAGTACCTAAGGTTTGGAAGGTGGCTTCTTTCTCGTCGTGTTCAAGTTCAATTGCTCCGTCAAAAATGGTATTTATCCATTTTGGTTTAATGGGCACGATCCCATCAACTTTTAAAGTAAACGTAAGGCGGCCTTCGTGTAAATCTGCTATTTCGAGGTTTTCTATTTTTCTATATTCAAATAAAGTGCCGACTTTTATTTTTTTTATGTTTTTTATATTGAATGCTTTTTTGCAGCTTTTCCCTAAAAGCAT